CTGCCTCTTTAACCATATCGCCATCACCCTCACAGGCAATGCATTTACCGCCATATAGTAACGTACCACATTCCAAACACTCATCGTTAGATGGTTTGTTGTGTACTGCTAATGCGGTTTTAAGAACATCCTCATGTTTTTTATTAATAGCAATGCGGATTTCTTCAAACTTAGATAGATCTTCATTAGACATTATACCAGCTACATCAGAACGAACGATGGTAGAAATAGCCTTATCAATTTCACCATAATAGCTAGCTGCACGTTGAATAGAGAGTTTATTATCTGCCCTCACGTCAACACTACGATTTACCTTTTCCCACAGAAATTCAATAGCGGAATCAAGACTTCTACCGTATGCCTCTTTCCCACTAGCAGAGTCTACATCATAAACGTGGCGGCCAGAAGCTTCTTTCTTTATTTTATCGTTAATAGAAAGTTCTGCTGCGACAACAGGCTCTTTAGCTTCGCTCTTTACCTGAAGATCAGTGGCAATCTCATATTTCATTTTACTCCTCCAACATTGCAATTTAGATATAAACTTATTAATATACTATAGGCCGGGAGTCGTCCATGAGGTCTGCCCAAATGGGGTGGTGCCGGGTGACCTAGCAAACCAAGATTCACGACCCTCTGGGCCCAAAGCAGACGGCAAACTGAACAAGCCACTCATGAAGGTGTTCGGATAGTATGCTCCTAAACCTTCAGTAAAATCGATTGAATCGTGTCCTAATCCGTCCCCCTCTCCCCAATTACACACCACTGAGGGTACATTATGTTCTTCCATAAGGGAACGTAAATATTTACATTTACAAGGTTCAATTTTACTGTCCTCTATTGCTTCATGTAATTTATATCTATTACTTGCTTCTTTTTTAGCAGCCTCTTCCTCTTTATCATTTTGCAAAACAGGATCTAATTTATCAATAAATCTCCCAGCCGACTGACACCCCTTTGGAATTATTAAACCGAATGGGCAAGAGTCGAATGTTTGAGACCTAACTTTTGCATACACCAATTGAGCAAAACTATTTGGTAAATTACCAGACCTCATAAGCTGTCCCATGTAGGCGCCAGCCTCTCTCACAGCCTCAAGGGAAGGTATATATACACTATTATAGTAATCATCTATATCCCGCATAGAAGTAATCGTGTGGGCCCTTAATTGACTCATCCAGTCTTTTGTATAAGCTGATTGAGGAAGTTGACCCTTATGTTTTTGAACTGTTGCACTATACCAATCTATAGATTTTTTAACTTCAGTAGCTAAACTTTGTCTTCTTTCATCTAAATCTTCCATCTGTTTAGCAGCAGATAAAGAAATCAATAAATCTTTACCATATGGTCCCACAGCAATGGCCGTAGATATAATAAATAACTCTTGTAAAACCTCTATAATATCCGCTACAGACTGACAAGTTCTAAGCATTATTCCATCTTTACCAAATTGTCCCCACTCCCCAAATTGACTTAATTCTTTCTTTCTAACTGAGTCTAAGTCAAGGGTGGCCATTATAGCCTCACTGTATTCTTTAAGCATTTCATCTTTTACTTCCAACATTAAAACTACTTTATCTATACTCGTCATAACTCTCAGATTGTCTTGTAGAATAGGAATGTTTTTAGTTAATGGAAAAGCTATTTTGCGAATAGAGTCTCCTATTTTAGCACGACCAGAAACAATACCCGTCAATTTAATAGCTCTTCCTCCCTCTCCCGTACTTATACTATCCACTGCCTGTAAAGCAAAATAAAGTAAATTAAGATTATCTGTACTGAAATTATCAGCTCGGGATAAATTCGCTGCTATTTTAGTAACCACCAAAGCATCATTAATTTTTCCATTAGCCATAAGTTCAAGGGCAGCTGTTTTAGTTAATGATAATAAGTTTACCGATGGAGAAGCAGCCATAGCCCTATCCTGAAAAGTATCCATTGGTTTTGTTTGAATCAAATGTGGAGCTATATTAACAACATTCCACGATTTATTTTCGCCAGAAGTGTTTTTTACTTTGTCATCTATGGCATGGAAAAAAACCTTAGCTGCTCGGGGAATTGCCTGTGCTACTGCATTTATCGATGAATATTGAGAAACCATATGTATAACACTTGGTTGTAATGCAGAATCTGTGGCTAATTTAAGAGTCGAAGAAATAAAATAATTATCAATACCTTCTTTAATTACGCTATCTAAAGCTTTGCTATATCCATCCGTTACTCTTTCAACAACACTAATCATAACATCCGCAGATTTGTTAGCTGATACTACCATATCTCTATACATGTTCTCTAGGGGCTTAAAGAGATTGGAACTTAAAGCTTGATAGTCTGATGATCCCAAAATCTCTCTTGGATCTCCAGATTTAATACCATCTTTCCACTCTTGAATTGTTTTGTTAACTAAATCTTTAGTGAGTTTTTTTGCTTCTGGAATTATAACATTACTCATAATTGGCATCATTAAACTATTGAGATTTTGCATAGCTAAATTTTCCAATTCAATTGCATACTTAGCCATTGCAAAAGATAAAATTTCATTAACATCAATTGAAACTGAACCTAATGGTTTATTATATATTTGAAGATAACTTTGTAATAATTGTGATACCTCTCTTCTTGATTCCTCAATTTCATCTTTTATAGATTTACCACCAAGAGGAGAAAGGTTTACATCTTCTCCAGATAAAACCTTATGCATTCCAATTGCCCTCATATAAATATCATTCAGGGCCACACCTACTGTAGATTTAAACACATTGGTTGAAGTTGTGTCTATTTTTTGGTCTGATAGACGTTGGGTCCCGGGGACCATTGGAGAAACTCTTTCCATTCTTTTAATTGAGGAGCCGCTAAAATTTCCAGACATTATTGTTAAAATAAGATTAACGGTTATATCTTCCGATCTAGATGAGCGAGTCATAATAAAATAATCTTTACCAGAAGATAAAACCTTAAGTCCACTATATTGTCCTGCTTGATCTACATCTATAGCAATCTTAGAATTAAATTGTTCTACATACGAGGGAGCGGTTTTATCCTCAGCAATTAAAATATTAGACATTTATCACCTCAATTCTTTCAGCATTGAATTAAACAATCCGACTAAGTCCACATCTTGTATTTTTATTTCTGGTTTTAGGGGATGTGTCTCCTTCCAGGTTGCCGCTGTATTAAAAGATTTATCTGTTCTATCTGAGTATACAACTGTTTTTGACCACTCCGTGTCTATGGTTTTGTCTTGCTTAGGGGCTGTTTGTTGATTAAAAAAGAAATTAAATCTAGCTCGACTGGCTTTAGATTCGTGATAAACAGCTTTATCTAAAGAAACAAACACAGGAGAATCAATTATATCAGAATCTTGCATAGAGGTACGCCAATCATATTGGATTTTTGCCCATATCAATTGCATAATAAACGTGGAATACTCGTCAATTTTATTTTCCGCGAGGGGACGAGTTTTAACCGCTGAAAGTAATGTGGAAATAGCCTTCATAGTGCTCAGGGTATGTGCCCTAGGAGCGAGGCGACTTTCTTTAAAATTATATCTATTGATATCTAACAGTTCTGGTAATTTTATTGCTAAAATTTGATTTACTATTTTCATATATATTAAAAGTTTATCTTGTTTTTTAATCTCTTCTATTTGACTAACATCGTCAAAAAAAGATTTATCATATATTACTTTTCCTTTTCTGTCTTTTCTTTCTAGTATAATGTTATCATAATTACTTTGAAGAAATTCTATGGCTTTAATTTTAGAAGCACGCTCAAGGGCCACCGCTACATCATTATCAATAGCAACACCTAAAAATGGAAAATCTCCCAAAACTTCATAAGCTTTAGAGGATATAATTCTAACGTCTGACACTGAAGAGGGCCAGGGTTTAGGTGGGCGTAGAAATCCGGCAGAGTCAAGCGCCATTTGAATAGTGGAAATAATTTTTCTTTTTGATTTAACTGACATTAAAGTAGCCGTAGGATAGATAGATGATAGCCCACCTTCCAAACGTTTAAGTGAACTGAACCACTGATACGTTACATAAATATATAATAATCTAGCAAAGGCGTGATGTAATAAAGCATTTTGAACAAGTTCTTGTGGATTAAGATCTTTAATCAATTCAAGAACATGCTTAGCTGACCCGATTGCATTCTCCTCCATTCCCCCCGCATATAAACTTCCTGCTTCGGGGTCATGATGTTTTTCAATAAGAGTTGACAACATACCACTTGCTATATTAGCATTTGAAAACATAGATTTAGATTTAACATCTACCGAATCAACATAGGCTTTAAATACCTTACTTATTGTCCCCATAAACCAATACTTAGACACGTCTGCGTTTTGGGCTTGAGGTTTTCTAATTTTTTCTATAGTTTCATATGTTTCTCTTATGTGATTAGATAATGATATATCATTATCTATAATATTTTTGAATCTGTCTGAAGAGAAAAAAATAACAGTTTTAGATACCATATCATCAAAGGGAGCATATATTTTAGCATATAATAAATCGTCACCTAATACAGATGTTTTCTTTGATGGTTCATCCGCTTCTGCCATCTTTCGTAGTTTTATTTTTAACTTTCTCACGTCAGTGTCCAACGGAAGAACATTATCATCGCCACCCCCAATCATTGTGGTGTCCGCAATTGGGGGAGAATTTGATGCGTCATTAATGTCTATATCCATGGGCCCTTTAATATCGTCTTTCATTATACCCCTCTATTCTCTGGTCTGGGAATAATTGGCGTTTCTGGTTTCGTTGAAGGTTTATTTAAAGGGGCGATGGCGGGAGTTGGAGCGGAAGATGGTTTCGCCTTTTCTTTGTTTTCTTTAGGAGCTAAAAAACTCTCTTTAGCTTCCTCGGGTGAAATTTTTTCTCCCTCTTCGCCATCGTCTTCAGATGGAATCATACTAATTTGTAATCCAAGTCTATTCATTACATCTTGAATTCGAGATGCGGAATATGAATAAGCATCAATAAGCTTAGAAAGCGCTTGTGGAATTTCTGGAAACAAACCCTCTGTATCCATTGACAAGACACGAGCTAAGTTACGCACTATCTTTTTTCTTGCCACTTCATTATTAACATCTCTAACTACATTAAAAATTTTCATCATTCTTTCTTTATTATGCGGGCCTTCTTCGGCTGCAGTTTTTACTTTATCTTTTTTCATCACATAAATTAAATCAACAACAGTTTGGACTGTTTTAGCTTCTTTAATACGACTAATCATTTCTGTAGACAATTTTTGGTTATCAGCAACCTTGAGCGCGGCCTGTTTTATCATATTGAAATCACAATCTAAATAACTCAATTTATCTACATTTTTATATTTAATGTCATCTTTATTTTCATAATAAGACATCCAAGATGAAAATCTAGAAATCTCAGTATCTTTCCATCCACGCAAAATAATAGACTTAGCTTGTCCTAACGGAGTGCCTGTAATTTCAACCAACCTCCATATGTTTTTATATGCCACAGACCATCTTTCTAAATCTGTGGGTTGAGTTGTAAACTCATTCATATTATATGTAGTCGGCTGAGGATACCCAGCTTTATTCATCGTGCCCTCCATTGGATAAACTCTGTCGTTGAATTGTAACCGTTTCTCCCGTTGCCGTTGTAACCTTAACTTCGCTCAACTTAGATAGTTTACCAGATAATTTATTAAGAAAATCTGGCAATTGTTGTAACATACCTTGCTCCCTAAATGTTTCTACCACTGCTTGCTTAATAGCATCTACGTGAGCATTAACTTGATTAAAATTTAAGACAACCTGATTATTGTCATTATGTTTAGATAGCTTAGCTTCCAACTGATCAGTTCTAACATCCGCAATAATTTTTCGCACCTGATCAATAGCTGCTATTAAAGTGGCCTTACCAGCAACAAAATCCCTATCTCCCATTGAAGTAACTTTAGCATTAATCGAATCTATTTCAGAAAGAGCTGTACCGTAAAGTTTTTCTAGTTCTTCTTTAACATCTAACTCACGCTCAGCTAATATCTCTTGTATATCTAATATATCAGTCTTTTGATTCAGGGTTGATTGAATGGCTAATTCTTTCATTTGACCACTAGAGACCACCATTCCATTTGCCTTAGCTTCGGCCCGGAGAACTTCTCTTTGTTTTTTATCTAAATGTAAGTAATTTTTAATAAAATCATTTACGGTAATCCAATTGACTTGATATCTAGGAGCCGCTACATATTTACGATTAATAATACTCGTAATGTTGCGTGCACCTTGACCGGCTTTAACTAACCTTATTATATGATCTATGTCGGGATGTCTAGCAACACTTGCGCCTCGCATTACATCTGTCTCCTAAATGTATATACGTCATGTGGGACACCATTAGTAAAAGGATTATCCACTATATGTTGTTCCTCTATACTGGCTGGCGATATTATTTCATCTCCTAATCTAAAACCATTTTTAAAATCATATACCTGGCCAGTTATAGGATTTACATATGTTCCCTCTCCTATATATTGCATAGGAACCCCATGCATATCTGGACAGTTTCTGGTTTGAACCGAAGTGGGACCATAAATCATATCATGCTCCAGTTCTCCTGGAGCTGGAACTTCATTAGCCATTATAAAAGTGGCAACCACTAATTTACTATTCATAACGGCTCCCACTTAAGTAAGCTTGATATTGCTTGTGCTTATTGTTCCCTCAAACCCAGGGATAGTGCGCTTCATAGAAGCTCCTAGCATTTCACATTCTTCTGGATTAGCGGACTTCACAATTTGCTTAGTGGAAGCTCTTAGCCTTGCACAGTAATTATCAACACTGGCTGACTTAACCCCAGCTGGCTGATAAAAGGAACACTTATTGCAAAAATGAGTATTCTCGGCTTTTTGAAAAGCCACTAAGACATGTTGAAAATCATCAAGAATAGCTTTCATCATAGTAGGAAATTTAGAACCAATAAGACGAATAGCTTCTTCTGCTTGTTTATAATCTTTCTTTATGGCAGACTTCAACATTTCACTACGTAATTCAGCAAAATTCATTTTCAACCAAGAAGCATCAAAAGTAAAAGAGGCTTGTTGCTCGATAATATTAGTGGCCTTCTCGGCGCCATCGGCATTAAGAGTATATTCTATAACCTCTTCTGCTGCGGACTTACATAAAAAAGAAATAGGTTTATGAAATCCCATAGTTGTTTTCTCGATAGGGACCTCAATTTCCATTTTACCCACTTTGGCCGTAACTTTAACAAAATAAGAAACACCCTTTTCTGTATCCTTGGCAAATTTAATAGAAGTTGGAACTGCTCCAAAGGAAGCCTGAACAGATCTCATAACAACATCCGCTCCCTTAGCTATGGTCTGGGCATCATATTTGCGAGATATTGTATATTCAGAAAAAATTTCTTTTGGATCTACTCCAGCAACAGGAGCAATATCTTCTACTTCTTTATTGGAATTTTTCATCTCTCTTGTGTCATCAGTAAAAACCTCACCAGCACGAGCAGGGGCGTTAGCTGGCCCTTCGGTTAAATATACACTAAAAAGATTACGTGTATGATTTGTATCTCCAAACGATGCCAACTCACCAATTAAAGTATCTAAATCTTTAACAGTAATAACCCCAAAAGGCTGACTGGCTGTGCGACGTTCAATAATTGCGCCAGCGTGTTGTAGAACTCTATCTTGCGGGAACTGTGCTGTCTTTTCTAATAGAAAGCGATTCAAGACAGAATAAGGAATTTCCTTATACGCCGCCGCCAGTTTACTAGCTAATCTAAAAATATTGTTACTCATGTAATCCTCCATTTTATTTGCCAGTTAATTTTTTGATTTCTTTTTTAACTGCGTCGACTTGATTCTCTCCTATCTTAGAGGCAAGCCCACTTCTTACAAGTTTATCTGTTTGACTAGATCTAATACTAGATGCAATTAAATTTGCATAATTATCAAACCATTTAGATATATTATTAAGGGCTGCTGCCGCCTTTCCTTTAAATTTATATTTTGCTCTTGGTTCTGCCTCTGTTCTTGTACGAGAGCTTGGAACTCTAGTGCTTATCGGTTTTCTTTCCAATGGCTTATCCACTGATTCAATTTTTGATAATATATCAGTGGCCGTTATTCCAGTGGCAATGTTAGCCAACGCCGTTTTAGATTCTGGTTTAGCTACGACATTAAGAACATTAGTTCTAGTATCTTCCAACGCCCCACTAGCATTTAAAATCTTCGCCATATCTTGCAACGTTTTACGGGTTGCTGGTATTGACATAATTGATAGGGTAGCATTGTTGTCAGCAGAATTAGTATCAGATTTTTTTAAAATTTCATTAACACTTTTCTTTAAAGCCTCTACGGAGTCTTTAATTTTATTTGTTCTAGCAGTTACATCTTTTTCAGATAAAGTTTCAAGATTATTTAATGCTTGCCAAAAAATTACAGCTAAGCGATTAGCCTCTTCTATATCTTTCATTATTTCTGGTCTGCCCGACATTTTAGATTGCATGCCTTTAACTCTATCCCACGACTCTTTTAAAGTGGGGTTTTTAGCTATACCCTGCTCAATAATTTTCAAATCCTCACCGGCGGCCAAACTACTTAACATACTAAATGCTTGCATTAATTTGACTGTTAGTTGTGGATTTTTTTTAGGTGGAGGGGTAGCCGACACTGCGGGCATTGGTTCCGCTAATTTTAATAACTCTAGCTTTCTAGATAAAAAAGACAACTTAATTAATTTATCGTATTTCATATATTGCCCTCAAGTACTTCTGGTTTCTTCTCTGGAGCTACCTCAGTTGGTGTAGTGGATGGTGTCCATTTAATAACTTTCCTAAGTTCAGATTGAAGTTTCACCAAAAACCAATGCTGATGTAGGGCTCTAGCAGAGGGGGCTCGGGCTGATCCATTTTGTAATATTTGTCTAATGGGGCCCGTAATTTCTTTTTTATGATCAGATTTTTCAAAATATTGTTTAATTACATCATCGATAACAATATATAAATCTGATGGAACAGAGTTAGGAGCATCCTTAAGATTAAGAAAATTCTTTACAGCTGTATTATTTCCCTTTGAAGAAAGACCAGATATAAGAATTTTTAACATTTTATTTGAAAACTCTTCATCGTCTTCTAGTCCCAAGGTAGATGTTATTTCAGATGCCCCGTCTACAACTCTAACAATTTGTTTTGATAAATTAGCTAATTTTACTATCACATTGGCTAAAGCATCTGTTGCTTCAGCTTTAGAAGCTGATTCCATTTGAACAGCTGTTTTAATTTTACCCTGAATGGTGGCACTCTTGTTTTCCATAATCGAAGGTTCAGAAGAGGGAACGTTTAATAAATCAGAAGAGGTCTCAGATTTAGTTTCAGTGGGAGCTTTTTCATTGGGAATTGTATTTTCTTCCGACATAACCGCTTCCTCTTCTGGAACCTCTACCTCAGCTTCCACTTCATTATCTAAAGCCACTTGTAATAAATCTTGTAATAATCCCTGTAATTCTAAATTAGCAGCAATAAGCTGTAGTCTGGGGAATAAAAAAATATCTGCTTTAGTTTCAGCTGTGGTTAATCTCATATCATCTCTTATGACAACTCAGGATATTTGCGAGTAATTAATTTACGCTCAGTTTCTGCTACAAGACTAAGAACAGAATCCTGTCCCTCTTTAGTGCTTAATAATTTAAGTAGACTGCGTTTAATAGTAATTAAATCGATGCCCGCGCCGAAACCAAAACTCTTAAGCTCCATGGTGGCAATGGCATCACCCTTGTATGCTACAGAAATCTTATCATTATCATTGTCCGCATATACACTCCAGCGGTGATCGTGTGATTCTGCTTGGCCCTCATAAAGCTTTACAAAGCAACCACGATCCTTATCTAGTCGCCAGTATGCATCGTCCATTTGTACGTTTGGATCAAGCTGCCAAAGATCAAAAGCAGTCTTAACAAAATATAGATTAAACTGATCGACAGGTAGTTCAGACCCAATCTTTAAATTAATAGGGCCCCCTTCTACCTGCCTGTCAGTACTTCTTTTTACAATTTTATCTAACTCTTCCCAGTAGCCCATTGTGTCCTCCACAAAAGAATATGGCTCACGCCAATGGTATACTTAATTATTAATAGGAAGATTATGTGTGAGAAAGATCCTCTTCGTCATACTCAATGTCATCTTTAACTAACATTTCAAATAAATCTGATATTTTCCCCATGTTTGATAAGCTCTCTACTGCCTTTCTAGTTAAATCTATTTCTGTATATTCGGGATGAGCTTTTTTAATTCTACTCTTGATTGTTTTAAGAAGGGCGTCTGTCTCTTCAGTTGTAGCCGACCCAGAGGCAACAGCCGCTTCTCCAACACACATTTTCTTAAGCTTAGGTAAAATTCCACCATGTTTCTTAGAATAAGTATAATTAGGAATACCATTAATTTGAAGGGAAACACAACTCTGAGTAATTCCGAGTCGCTTACCTATTTCAACCTGAGTTAAGCCCAAAACATATCTACAATACAAAATATCTTTTTGTCTTTGTGTTAATTGTTCGTCTGCTATTTCAAAAATAGCACCTAGAATTCCTTCTTTTTGCTTTTGTTTTTGTGCACTAGATATATTTTCTGCATTGTGAAGGGCCATGTTATCGGAAAAAACATCCATAGATTCCACTGGTATTTCTCTAAACTTATATTGATAACGCTTACTGCGTCCTTTATTTACAGACATTCCACACTCCTTTGAAGCTAGTAGTATCGTTGCCATCGTTGCATGTGAGATGCCGGGCGCCTGCGGCAACCCACTCCCGACATGTGTTAGCTCCATATTTTTTAATAAAATCATCTGGATCTTTTAAGCCGAATGGAGGAATAATTCTAATAGAGCTAAGCGATTTGTTTTCAATATAATACGCTGAATTTTTAAGAAACTTAGTATAAGAAGCGTGACCTGCATTATCGTTATCAGTTGCCACTAAAACTTTATCGGTATACCTAAGTAACTTACGAACTTGCTTTGGAGTAATAAATGCCCCAGTACAGGCCACAACATTTTTAATTCCGGCATCCCACATAGCCACCACATCTAAATTACCCTCTACTACTACGGCATATCCAGATTTTATAATTTCATTTTTAGCTCTATGTAAATTAAATAATGTAGATACCTTTGGGTAATCGCTGTTGTAATATTTACCTCTATTTGGATCCTCTGTTAACAATCTCCCAGTAATACCCACTACCTTACCATATGCATCATGTACTGGAATAATAATTCTATCCCTGAACTCCGAATAATATAATGTGGAACCTGGCTTAGGTGCGTATAAAATCTTAAGATTAATTAACTGATTACAGTTTAATGAGGCAACAATTAAATCTAAGGGAAAAGTTCCGACACTAAAAGAATCCATAGCGTCAGAACTATACCCACGTCTCATAAAATAATCTCTATGAAGGTTACTTAGATTTGCGTGACACAGCTCCACGAGTTTGCTTATTGGGTCCAGGCACATTCTTTTTAACCTCTTCTTTCTCTTCGAGAGAAACCACTGAATCTTTAGATGGATTATAATGACCAGAAATCTGAAGTGCTTTAATCATAAACGGTGTAATGTCCATGGTCTTATGGCAAATGGTACACTCAGCTTTATTAGTTGTTGAGTTAAAAATAAGTTCAGCAATAGCTCCGCACTTATCACACTTACATCCAAATGGTACTTTATTATCTGAAGCGGTAATATAATCGTTAGTCCTCTTCATATTTTCAATCATAATATTGGAGAGGGGCACTTCTGCTCCACATTCAATACACACTGGTTTATTGTCACTTTTTCTAAGCCTTACTTCTTTTTGTGAGCCGCACTTATTACAAGTAGTTAACATTTTATCCTCCTGGATTTAAACATCTTGATCATCTGAAATCATACCCTCTGGTGGAGCTACATCAAATTCACCATCTAGAGTTTCATAACGGCGAGCATAAATACTAGCAATAATTTTATTACGCAAAGATTCATCTGTTGCAATTGATTCCAGAATTGCTTTTTCTCCTCGCCACGTTGCTCCTTCAAATTCATAACTTTGAGTGTTTGGTTTAGTTATTACCCTACGACGAAGTGCAATATCAAAAACCTCACGCTCTTGCTCAACAACCCCTTGGCCAAAAATTACTTTATAATGGCCCTTCATATATGGTCTAGAAACTTTAGATTTAGAAATATAAGCGGTAACTGATGTACCTATAACCGCACCCTCGCCATCAAAGATTTTATTGTCTTTAGCTTCACTTGGTGTCAAGTTAATTGAAACAGATACATCGTGTTTCCAGGCACGACCTCCAGAAGTTGTTGTGGGGTCCCCATACATTA